CATCGACCCGCGATTCGCGCCGAGGCTGGTGTGCCGCGCTTGCGTGCCCATCTCGAAAATAAACGCGTGCGGCGCGCGATTGGTCACGACCGCGGCCGTGCCGAACGTGCTCACGCGGGTGCGCGTCACCGACACGCCGTCCTTGAGGTGCCCGGTGCGCGTCGGATAGGCGTCGATGATGGCGCGCGCCGCCTCACTCGCCGACGCGTAGACGATGGCGCTCGCCTCGCTCGTGAGCTCGGCGGGCAGATTGACGAGCGCCTGCCGCAGCTCGGTGAGCCCCTCGAACGTCAGGCTGCTACTCATCGCGCGACCTCGACGACCTCGAGATGCAGCTCGAGGTCCCGGCCGTCGGGGTTGGTCACGGCGAGGATATTCGCCAGATGCGCCGTCCCATGCCGATCCGCCCAGGTCAGCGAGGTCTGCGTCGTCACGCCCGGCAGATACGGCAGCACGACGACGCTCGTGTCGTGGCCGAGGGTGCTGCCGCCGCCCGCCTGCTCGTAGTCCTGGCGCCGCGGCGCCGGCGTGATGCTGCCGCAGACCGGCCCGGGGCCGAGCGGCACGGGCGTGTTCGTCCAGCCGCCGTCGCCATCCGGCACCGCCGGCCCCGGGTTCAGCAGGGTGATGGCGAAGGTGACGCGCGCGCCGGTCGAGGTCAGCGGCATGGTCAGGCGTAGGCCGGATCGCGATACCGGCGCAGGAGGTTGGTAATCGTCGGCGACAGCTGGCCGAGCTCGCGCGCGTCCTGGCCGGCGCTCTGGGCGTCGGTATCGTCGCCGCGGAAGCGCCAGAGCTCGCCGAGCTCGAGCAGGATGGCGGCCTGCACAATCGGGTCGTCCTCGGGAATTTGGCCACGTGGCGGCGTCACCGGCGCCGGCGGATCGGTCGGCGGCCAGGGCGTCCAGTCCGGGGGCAGCGCGCTGTCGCGCAGCGCCGGCCCGAGCGGATTAATCGCCGGCGGAATTTTCAAGTAGTCGACGATGATCGCCTCGGCCATGAACAGCTTGAGCGCGAGGTCGTTCTGCCGCGGGTCGAGCGGCGTGCTGTCGAGCACGAGCGGCAGCGCCAGGTGGTCGACCGCTTGCTGCAAGGTGACGCGCGCCATCAGCGTTGCCTGAGCGCGTCGAAGGTCTCGCCGTAGTCCTTGCCCGCCGGCCCGGCGGGGCCGCGGTCGCCCGGTTTGCCGTCCTTGCCATCGCGTCCGCACTTGACGCACAGGCGCCAGGCCGCCGCCGTCGCCACGAGGCCTGGACGGCCCGTGGTGGCCGCCTGGCAGGCCCACAGCGAGCCGCCCCAGCTGACCACGTCGCCCGGCTCGTAGCTGCGCCCCTCGACGTAGACGCCACAGTCCCGCAGGAACGCGAACGTGAGCGGGAAGGTCTTCACCTGGTCGCCGCTGGCGAATTTCCACGTCACGGTGTGGCCGTCCTGCTCGACGGCGAGGTCCTGCAGGCCGAGCCCATCCTGGCCGGCGGGTCCCGGCGGGCCCGGCACGGGCGGCCGCGTCTCAAGCACCGCCACACGCGCGCCCGCGAGCTCGAGCCGGACCTCGGCGGCCGCCATCCGCTCGCGCAGATCGAGCGCCGCGGTGTGACCCTCGACAGCCGCCAGGCGGGCCGCGAGCGGCTCGAGCGCGCGCTTGATGGTGCGCACCAGGACGACGCCGAGCTCGTCAGGCGACATCGGCAAACTCCGCGGCCTCGAGCGCGCGCGCCGTCGGCGTGAAGTCGAGCGCCTTGGGCGGCACGGGCGGCGGCATCGGCGGGACCGGTTTCGCAAACGGATCGCCCGCGTCCCGTTTCGCCAGCGCATCGAGCGAGTAGTACTGCTGCTGCACCATCGGCGAATTGCCGCCCGTGGTCGGGCCGGCGCCGAAGAACTTGAGCCGCGCTTCATTCGGCGAGAGCGTGCCGGCACTCTTTTGCGACGCCTCAGCGCGCGTCTTGGTGTCCATCCACATCAGGTCGTCGATGTCGAATTCCGTGCCGTACTGCTTGCCGCCGACGGGAAACAGAATGCCGAGCCCCTCGTCGAGCGACGTCTCGAGGTTGGCGATGAGCGCCTGCAGGCACTGCGCGTAGTACTGCTGGATGAGCGGCTCGATGTTCGCGTAGGCCGGCGCCGGCCCGATGCCGATCATGTAGGGCGGGACGTGGAAGCACGAGCAGACGTTGTCCGCGGTCCACTTCAGCTGATCGATGAGCTGCGCGTCGACGGCGTTCATCGTCATCGACTCGTACTTGAGCCCGTCGCCCAGGACCGCGACCTTGCCGACGTTCGCGCCGCTGTAGTGCGTCGCCCAGTATTCCTGCAGCCGCTTCGCCGTCAGGTCGCTGATGGCGCCGGGCGCGGTGAGCACGCCGCCGGGCCGCGAGCCATTGCCGAAGAACTTCGTGCTCGCGCCCTGGATGGCCAGGCCCTGATAGGCCGCCATGCCGCAGGCGTAAATCGGCGACACGCCGATGAGCGGATGGTAGAGCGCGTTCATCGTGTCGTGGATGATCTCGCTCGCCGGCACCGTGATCGTCTCCTCGAGCTCGGAGAGCAGGTCCTGGTCGAGCCGGTAGTAGACGGCGCCGTCGGGCGCAATGAGCGGATGCACCCGCAACGGGTGCAAGACGTAGAGCGCCACGACGACGCCGCGGTTGTCGCGCTGCTTGAGCACGTAGGTATTGCCCCAGATCAGCTTCGAGAGCACCCACTGCTCGACAAATTTGATGATGGTCTGGTAGTGATTGGGCTTCCGCAGCACGGGCGAGAACGCCGGCGAGCTCGTCTCGGTCCAGATGCCGTCGCCGTCCTCCTGCACCAGGCACAACGTGAGCTTCGCGATGTCGGAGGCGATGAGGGTCGCGCAGGCGAACACGGCGTAGTAACTCAGCACCGTGTTCGGCGCGATGGTGACGTTCTGCTGCCACGCGCCCGCAAACGACTCACGGATAATCGGCCACCAGCCGCCGCCGAGGTCGGCCCCGGCCACCGGCGCCGCCGGCATCGTCGTGACCGGCGTCGTGCTGCGCGTCACCGTCAACCCGAACAGCCGCATCAGCTCTTCTTCAGCTTGGGCCGCGGCGTCTCGGGCAGGGTGTGGTCGACGTGCGGCGGCGACGTGCCGGCGCCTGGGAGGCCCTGGTCGGGATGACCACCGCGGTGCGGCTCGGGATGCGGCCGTCCGGGCCGGCTCTCACCGGGGAGCCCCTGGTCGGGGTGCTCGCAGCGCCGCACGTACCCCATGCCGAGGAAGGCTTCGAAGTCCGAGGCCGGAAGCTCGTAGACCTCGCCGACCGCGTGATTGTCGCCGTCCCACGGATACTTATGCGCGACGAGCGTTTCGGCGAGCACCGGCGGTGGCGTGAGAACCTTTTCGTCCATGAACGTCCTCGGGGGAAGGGAAAACCGTCGGGTGCCGGCGGCGCGCACCAGGACGCGCCGCCGGTAAGGGCCGCGTCGCCTAAGCGACGTAGGTCTGCACGGTGTACTGGACCGAGCCGGTGCGCGCACGTTTCCAGTTGATGAACCGGTCGGCGCGGAGGCCGACGAGGTTGTTCTGCCAGAGCGACTGATGCACGACCGTGGCATCGGCCGGGTTCATCGGCGCCGAGTCCATCTGCAGCGACGCCTCACGCGAGACGTCGATCTCGATGCCGCCCTCGTCCGCCATCAGGATCCCTTCGCCGGTCAGCAGGATGACCGTGGTCCCCAGCGACTGCGAGGTGATGGCCGGGTAGCCGAGGATGCTGCCCCCGATCGCCGAGAGGCTCGGGAAGAGCGGCTGCCCCAAGGGGTTCAGCGCCGAACCGAGCGCGAGCGCGTTGGTCTCCGACATCAGCACGACCGCGCCAGCCGTCGAGATGTTCGCCGCGAGCATCGCCCCCGCGAGCGCCTGGATGTCGGTCCGCCCGTTGGCCGGCGTGGTCCCGGCCGAGGTGATCGGCGTCACGCCGTTGGTGACCGAGCCCGGCGACACGTTCACGACCGGCGCTTTCGTCGGGTCCGTGAACGCGACGTCGAGGAATTGCGCGATGCCTCGCATCATGTCGTTGCGGATGATCGACTCCGCACTCGGCGAGCTGGTGCGTGCGAGTTCTTCCGAGATGACGATGATGCCGGCGCACTTCGCAATCGCGAGGGTGACCGTCGCGAACGCCAGCGCCCCGACCGGCTTGGGCGCGCCCTGGCCGACCCAGGAATACAGCCCGCCGCCGGTCTGCTGCGTCACCGAGACGTTGAACGGCACGTGCCGGAATCCGGGAATCTTGCCGAGCACCGTGAGGGGCCGCAGCAGTTCCATGAATTCCGACGCGAGCGGCATCAGCGGCGCCAGGGGGCCGGCCCAGGTGGCATCGGTCGACGAGCCGATCCCGACGGCGGCCTTGAGCGCGAGCTCGACCTCGGGCGTCGAATCCCGCCAGCGCTTCGCCCACTCGATGGCCTCGAGCCGGCTGCCGCGCGTCGCGGCCAGCGCCTGCGCATAACGCACGAGGCCGGTGCCCTTGGCGACGTTGGGCTTGACGGTGATGACGCGGCTGCGCTCGGCGCTCGCCTGCACGGGGTCGACCGTGCGCGTCACTTCGATCGCGCGCGCGACGTTGGTCTGCTCCTGCTGGCGCAGGCGCACCAGGTGCGCGTCCACCGACCGCACCTCGGTCGCAATCGTGTCGTATTCCTCGGCCTGGGTGGCATCGAGGGTGACGTTGGTCTCGGCGGCGGTGTTCATCAGCTCGGTCTGCCGAGCGACACGCGCGGCGCGCGTGGCCTCGAAGGCGGCGATCTGTTCAGGGAGTGTTTTCATGGCCAGCGCGGTCCGTGACGCGCGTACGGTCGGTAAAGGGTCCGAAACGCCGGACGCAGGTGAACGGCGGCCAAGCGCGGCCTGATCGAGCGCCTTGATCGTCGCGATCGTGGCGTCACTATTCGCGGGAATCGTCACGAGCGACAGCTCGAGCACTTCGCTCTTCAGGAAGCGATACGCCTCGGCGTCCTTCATCCAGACTTCCTCGAGCGACCGGAACCCGATCGACACGGCGGCGAGGAGCCCGGCCTTGATGGACTGCCAGGCTTCCTCGACGCGGTCGCGCAGGGCGCCGGGTTCGGGAATGGTGGGGAGCGTCGCTTCGAAGTCGAGGCCGTCTGCCGTCGGCGGCAAAAACCGCACATGGCCGACCGGCTTCTTGGTGTCGTGGTAGAGCAGCAGCGGGACCGGCGTCTTGAACGAGATGCCGAGCGGCTCGACGATGTCGCCGAGGCGATCGGGTTGGGGCGTCGACGCGGTGCCGGTGATCGTGCGCGTGACCGGGTCGGCGGCCTTGATGTGCAGGACGCTGTACGCGCGGTGGGGCATTGCGCAGATGAGTCTGCGAGCCCCGTCGGAGTTTCGTGTCGAGTAATTACTTCAGCTGAAAGACGCCAGGAAACGGACGCCGATCTTCGACGTGAATATCAATCATCTCGCGCAAGATGCCGGGAATGTCGGTCCCGCGCGCGGAGGCCACGCGCCGGAGCTCGAGCCGCTGCGCGTCGGTGACCCGCAGATGGATCACGGTGGTCGTCGCCGTGCCGTAGATGGACGGCCGGCCGGGTGGGCGTTTGTCGGTCATGGGGCGTCTCCGATCACAAACATCTGATAGTCCGGCTCGGGCGTCGGCGTCACGGTCGCGAGCTTACGCGCGATGAGCGCCGCGATGACCGGGTCGATGCGCCCGCGGCTTTTCTTCTTGACGGGGTAGATGTTGTCCTTCCCGTCCCGCTGCACGACGACGTTGCTGATACACCACGCCATGAGCGGATTGCCGCCGGCGTCGACCAGGCCGTCGAGCACGTCCGCCTCGAAGTCTTTGGCCGGCCCGCTCATCTGCGCGAGGGTCTGCGGCACTTCGACCACCGCGAACCCGGCCTCGGCGAGGTCCTTCTCGATGTTGCCGGCATTCCACGGATCGAAGGCGATGCCCTGGACGTCGAAATGCGCCGCCGCCTCGCGAATGATGTCGACGACGACGGACTGGTCGATCCGGTTGCCGGGATTGGTCCGCAGGAACCCGCGCGCCACCCAGTCGCGATACGGCGCCCGGTCGCGTAACGCCCGCTCGTCCACGGTGTCGTCGGGCGTCAACGCCCACCCCACCAGGCGCCAGCGGCGGTCCGTCGCCCCGGCGACCGGGGGGCAGACGGCCACGATCGCCGTCAGGTCGATCTTCGAGCTCAGGTCGACGCCGATCCAGCACGGGCGGCCCCGCAGCGCCTCGGGCAGGACGAAGCGCCCGTCGGCGCTCCACGCCGTCTGTCCCTGCCGCCAGCCGTCGAGCGACAGCCACGGCGCCGACGCGTTCACCCAGGCATTTAGCCGCTTCTGCTGGAACGCCGCCGCCGCGGCCGGCATATGCCGCGCCTTCATCGCCAGCGCCCGCAGGTCGTCGGGCTTCACCGAAATGCCGTAATTGGGATTGGCTTTCTGCCAGGTGGTCTCGTGCAGCCAGCCCTCGCCGGCGAGGTCCTCGGGGTCGGCGTGCGCGATGAACGCGAAGAACGTCTCGTCCTCGAGCACGCCGTCGAGCACCTTGCACGCATAATCGTGCTGGTCGCCGCACGGCGAGAACGGGTCATCGCCGGCCGTGGTGATCTGAAAGTTCACCGGCTGCCGCCGCGCGCCGGTCGCCGTTTCCATCACGTCAATCAGCCCGCGCGTCTTCTGCGCGTGGAATTCGTCGACGATGATCAGGCTCGGGTTCAGGCCGTCGGTCGAGTCCTTGTCGGCGCCGAGCGGCTCGAGCTTCGACGCCGTCGCCTCCCGATGCAGGTTCGCGGTCAAGACGGCAATGAGCGACCGCAGCCCGCTCGACTGCACGAGGCGCTTGCAGTCGTTGAACACAATCTTCGCCTGCTCGCGCTTGGTCGCGATGGTGTAGCCTTCGGCGCCGGGTTCTCCGTCGAAGAACGTCGCATAGAGCGCCACGAGCGCGCCGGTCAGGCTTTTGCCGTTCTTGCGCGGAATCTCCGAATAGGACGTCCGGTAGCGCCGCAGGCCCGTCGTCACGTGCACCCACGCGAAGAGCGACCCCAGGCAGAACAACTGCCACGGCTCGAGCGTAATCGGCCGCCCCGCCCATTCCCCCTTGTAGTGCCGCAGCTTCGCCGCAAACCGCACGAAGTTGTCGGCGCGCCACGCGTCACAGCGATACGGAAAGGCGCGCGTCGCTTCGCGGGCCCGGTCGCGCAGATGGCGCTGACAGGCGAGCCGATGATAGCGGCCGGCCGGCACGGCCCCGCGCACCACGGCGTGCGCGTAGGCGTCGACCGGATGCCGACGCATCTACGCTTTGCCTCCCGGCACGACGTGCAGCCCCGCCTCGAATGCCGCCCAGTCGTCCGTCGCCGCCGTGAGCGGCACCAGGCTGCGGCCCATCGGCGCCAGGCAAAAGGCGCGACGCTTCGACTCGACCCGCGTCACGAGGCCGCGAAATTCCCGCGCCAGCGCCAGGCCGCGCTGCGTCCACCCCTCGAGCCGCCGCTCCTGGAGCACGGCCTCCATCTCGACCTGCAGCGTGCAGAGCGACTGGAAGTCATCGACCGTGGCCAGGGTCAACGTGCCGGCGGCGTGCGCGGCCGGCGCCGTCACCAGCCACACCCCGAGCTCAGCCGGGGTCAACCCCTCCGGGACCGGCGGCACCGGGCCGACCGACGCCGGGGCCTCCCCGCCCGCACCCGCCGGTTTCGGGGCCCGCTTGTCGGCCCCCCCGTCCAGCCACCTGGCCGGCCCGTCCTTGCGTTTGCGTCCCGACCCCACCCGCGCCCCGCCTCGACCCATGGGTTTGATTTCCTATGAAAAGTGTTTGATTTCTAGCCACCCCTGAAAACGCGGTCACGTGAGCAAGACGCCTGGGTGGTTTGGGGCGGCGCCGGCGACGAACCTTTGCCCTCCCCCCCACCGCCGCGACGCTGATCGGCTGCGGTCTTGTCGGCATGGCAGCGGCGGCAGAGCGACTGCAGGTTGCGCGGGTCGAGGCGACGCGGGTCGGTGCGCCCGTGAAACGGCTGGATATGGTCGACATCCGACAGCGGCTGGATACGACCCGCCCCCCAACAGCGGGCGCAGAGGGGGAAGGCCGCCGCGTGTTGGGCGCGCAGCCGTGTCCACGCCGCGTCGTAGCCACGCGCGGTGTTGGTGCCGCGCGTCGGCGTACACATGGGACAGCGACCACGACCACGAATGACGTGACCACGTGCGCAGGTGCGAGCAGGAGCGTTGGGCATGGCTGATGAATTATTCTGTGCCTCGCGCGTGTTACACCGTGTGTGCCGCCATGGCGTATTGATAGGCGCAGAACCGCTGCGCCAGGTAGGCCCCCCAGAAGACCCCACCCCGTCGACGGTAGCGTAACGGCCGGCAGCCAGCTTCTCGGTAGGTCATTTCTTGCCGCCGTCCGGCTCCAGCGTGAGGGTCGCCGGCTTCTCCCGTCGACGTGTCGGCCGGCGAGTGACGGCTTGCGGTGGCAGGGTCGCGTCCCCACGCTGCACTAGGAGCGCCC